TCCTCACTTGTCAGAAAGTGATCTTGAAGATATAATGAAAAATAAATCTAACAATAGATCAAATTATAATTCAACACATACTTACGACAAAGAAGATAATAATACCATTCAAGTTTTATATTTTAATTATAAAACTTATATGAATGAGGTTTATAAGATTAAAGAAATAGGTACTGGTGCTGAAAAAATTATTCCAAAAGACGATTCGTTTAATCCACCAAAAGAAAAAGAAGGTGGTTATAAAAAACTAATGCGATCTATAGAGTGTTTATATGATGGCGCTATGGTTTTAGGTACAGAAAAATTACTTAAATGGGAAATGTCAAAAAACATGATGCGTCCAAAAAGTAATTTTACTAAAGTAAAAATGAACTATGCTATTGTTGCTCCTAGAATGTATAACGGTAAAATAGAATCACTGGTAGGTAGAGTTACTGGTTTTGCTGACATGATTCAGTTGACACATCTTAAACTACAACAAGTAATGTCGAGAATGGTTCCAGATGGAGTTTATTTAGACGCTGATGGTTTAGCCGAGGTTGATTTAGGTAATGGAACAAATTACAATCCACAAGAAGCGTTAAACATGTTCTTCCAAACTGGGTCTGTAATCGGTAGATCGTTTACAAGTGAGGGCGACATGAATCCAGGGAAAATACCTATTCAAGAAATTACATCTGGATCTGGTGGGAATAAAATGCAAGCGTTAATTGGCACTTATAACTATTATATGCAAATGATAAGGGATACGACTGGTTTAAATGAATCAAGAGATGCGTCTACTCCTGATAAAAATGCTTTAGTTGGCGTTCAAAAATTAGCCGCAGCAAACTCTAACACGGCTACTAGACATATATTACAAGCTGGATTATTTTTAACTTCATCAGTAGCAGAATGTTTATCTCTTAGAATATCAGATATTATAGAATATTCTCCTACTAGAGAAGCGTTTATACAAGCTATTGGGGTTCACAATATCGCTACGTTAGAAGAAATGTCGGAATTACATCTTTATGATTTTGGTATATTTATAGAACTAGCGCCTGATGAAGAAGAAAAAGCAATACTTGAAAACAATATACAAATGGCGCTTCAACAACAGGTAATTGAACTTGCTGATGCTATCGATCTTAGAGATATTAGAAGTATTAAACTTGCTAACCAATTGTTAAAAATAAGAAGAACAAAAAAGTTAGAGAAAGATCAATTAATGCAGCAACAAAATATGCAAGCTCAAGCGCAAGCAAATGCCCAAGCCCAACAAGCAGCTGCTCAAGCTGAAATCCAAAAAGGCCAAGCAATAATGCAAGGACAAGCTCAAATGGAACAACTTAAGGCTCAAATTGAATCTCAAAAAATGATGCAAGAAGCAGGGTTAAAAAAAGAACTAATGGGATTAGAGTTTCAATACAATATGCAACTAAAAGGAGTTGAGGTTGATGGAATGAAGCAAAGAGAAAAGCAAAAAGAAGATCGTAAAGACGAAAGAACAAAGATACAAGCAACACAACAATCAGAAATGATTGAGCAAAGAAATAGTGGAAAACCACCTAAAAACTTTGAGTCCGCAGGTAATGATATACTAGGTGGAGGATTTGATTTAGGAGCGTTTGACCCTAGTTAAAATTATTAATTATTATTATATTATATTATGGAAGAAAAAGATGAAAACGTAGTCGAAGAGACTACACAGGAAACAACCGAACAGGTTGACGAAAGTAAATTTGAATCTGCGGGTGACGATAGCGTTACAAAGGTAGATTTAAGTAAACCACCCACACCAGAAGAAAATGAAGAACCAAAAGAAAATACAGAAGTTGAAGCAAGTTCAACTGACGACAGCGGAGTGGTTGCAAGCACTGAAGATGCCGACACCACAGAAAAACAAGAAGAAGTACAACCGGAAGTTCAAGCACAAGAAACTCCAGTATTAGAAGAAATTACTGAAGATGGTGGAGAAGAAGAGGTTACTATAGAAGCAACAGCAGAAGCTGTAGAAGAAGCTTTAACAGAATCGATGGAAACCGGTGAACCATTACCAGAGAATATCCAAAAGTTAATGGACTTTATGGAGGAAACTGGTGGAGATTTAAGTGATTATGTTAAGCTTAACCAAGATTATTCAAAATTAGACGATCAAAGTTTATTATACGAGTATTACAAACAAACAAAACCTCATTTAAACAACGAAGAAATTAACTTCCTTATGGAAGATTCGTTCTCTTACGATGAAGATGTAGACGAAGATAGAGATATACGAAGAAAAAAATTAGCGCTTAAAGAGCAAGTTGCCAGCGCTAAAAGCCACTTAGACGGGCAAAAGTCTAAATACTATAACGAAATCAAAGCCGGGTCAAAGTTGACCCAAGAACAACAAAAAGCTGTAGATTTCTTTAATAGATATAACAAGGAAACAGAAGAGCAAAATAAAGCGTCTGAATTAAGTCGAAATAATTTTATGAAAAAAACCAGTGAGGTTTTTAACAACAAATTCAAAGGTTTTAAATATAACGTTGGTGATAAAAATTATAGATTTAATGTAAAAGACGTGGACAAAGTTAAGACTGAACAAAGTGATATAAATCAATTTATGGCAAAGTTTGTCAACAAAGATTCAACTTTAAAAAATCCAAACGAATACCACAAAGCTTTATTTACAGCAGGAAATCCTGATGCTATTGCAAAACATTTTTACGAACAAGGAAAAGCTGACGCTATGAAAGATAGTGTTGCTAAAGCCAAAAACGTTAATATGGATCCAAGACAAGCTCATGGAAAAATTGAAGCAGGTGGTTTAAAGTTTAAAGTATTAGGTAATGATTCTTCTGATTTTAAGTTTAAAATTAAAAACAAAAATAAATAACAATTTAAAACAATAAAAAATGGCAATTACTCCAGGAGGTAGTTTGAATAGCGTTGCGGCTTCACAGAAGCAAACGTTACAGTCAAACTACATCGATTTCGCGACAGCAGGTTCTTCGGACGGCTGGGCGCAACAATATTTACCAGATCTTATGGAAAAAGAAGCTGAGGTTTTTGGAAACAGAACTATCTCAGGATTTCTTTCACAAGTAGGAGCTGAAGAGGCTATGGCTTCTGACCAAGTAGTTTGGTCTGAGCAGTCTAGATTACACGTTGCATGTATAGGTTCACTTGTAACGAATACTAACATTTTCACCGTAGTTAGTGATGGTGACGGAAACGTATCAGGTGATGGTTATACTATCGCTAACCACGGTCTTAGACTATATGACGTGTGTTTAGTAGCTAACGCTGGTTGGTCAGGTACTGGTCAAGTAGCTTTAGTTAACGGTGAAGCTGTTACTATTATACCTTATGGTGAGGAAACTTGGGCTGATTCTCCATTTCACGGATCATCTGCAACTTTAGCAAATACTCAGGTTGTAGTTATTGGTTCTGACTGGGAAAAAGGTTCAACTGGTCACGGTGGTCTTACACAAGGCACTGGTACTAATAAAGCTATTAAACCAACATTCAAATCATTTACCAACAAGCCTGTTATCATGAAAGATTACTATGAGGTCTCTGGATCTGATGCTTCTCAAATTGGTTGGGTTGAAGTTTCTGGTGAAGATGGTCAAGGTGGTTACTTATGGTACTTAAAAGCAGCTAGTGATACAAGAACGCGTTTTAATGATTATGTTGAAATGATGTGTATTGAAGCTGAGCCAGTTAACGCTGAGTCTCATATTATAAATGCGGGTGCAACTGATGATACTGGTTATTACTCATCTGGTAGAAACCCAGGTGGTATGGATGGTTTATTCTATGCTGTAGAGCAAAGAGGTAACGTAACTTCAGGTGTAACTGGTGTTAACGCTGCTACTGATTTAGCTGAATTTGACGCTATCTTAGCTGAGTTTGATAATCAAGGTGCTATTGAAGAAAACATGATGTTTGTAAATAGAGCTACTTCGTTAGCGATGGATGATATGTTAGCTTCTATGAATTCTTATGGAGCTGGTGGTACTTCTTACGGAGTATTTGACAACTCTGAAGATATGGCGCTTAATTTAGGTTTCTCTGGTTTCAGAAGAGGTTCTTATGACTTCTATAAATCTGACTGGAAATATCTAAACGACAAGGCTACTAGAGGTGGTATTAATAGTGCTGCAACTTCTGACGCTGTTCGTGGGATATTTATTCCAGCTGGTGTATCATCTGTATATGATGAGCAATTAGGAAAGAATATGAAACGTCCTTTCTTACATGTTAGATATAGAGCTTCTAATACAGAAAGTAGAAAAATGAAAAC